ACCAGAACCGCCTGTGCGTTGCCATTCTGGACGCAAAGGGGAAACCCACCATGCCGCTGAGATTCATGCTCATGCGGTGCCCAAAATTCAAACTGAAGGGGACGAAATGAGAGTGCTTGGAATTGATCCTGGCCTGTCTGGCGCATTCGTGGTGCTGGACGGTAAAGAGGTGATCGAGTGGGGCTTGATGCCCACCATGGTCGAGGGGTCCAACAACCGGGTGAACGGCGCGGCGCTGGCATCCCTGTGGCGCTTCCTGGCCATCGACATCGCCTATATGGAGCAGGTTGGGGCCATGCCCGGCCAGGGCGTGACATCGATGTTCACCTTTGGTCATGCCGCAGGCACCGTGCGAGGCGTCCTGGGGGCGCTGGAGATCCCCGTGAGGATGGTGACCCCACAAGCATGGAAGAAGCATGTTGGCCTTCTGAACAAGGACAAGGATGCCGCCCGGTCACTGGCCATCCAACTTTGGCCGCAGTGGCGGGAACTCGACAAGAAGGGCCATGGTCAGGCACTGGCTGATGCCGCCCTGATCGCCCTCTATGCCTCGGAGGTCAAGTGAGCATCATGGAAAAAATCAAATGGATGATCATTCGGATGGTGACGTCACACTACAAGCGCAAGCGGGGGCAAAAATGAAGTTCTTCACGCCCCGTGGAAAGCGCATCGCCATGATTTGGCTGGTCAAGCTCAAGCGGCTGACGATCTCTCTTTTGCCCTTCGCTCTGATCTTCTGGGCCGGCCTGGAGTGGGGCAAGGCCATCGAGGCCAACCGCATTCACAACGACTGCAAGTTCACGAACGCATTTCGGATCACTGACACTGGCTACATGTGCCGCATTGGGAGGATGTGATGACGACTCCATTCGTGAAATCGACCATGAAGTGGATGGTCGAGGCCGACTTTGATCCGACCGAGTTTCATTGGTTCGACCTGTCGGGCGCGTTCAGCAACACCGACATTGCGGTCCTTGACCCGATCATGACCCACCGCCCTCCCTTTGAGCGCAACTTCGTCGTCTGGAAGGGTGCGACAAAAAGCCACCAGCACTACGAGATGATGATGATGGTCGCCGGGTCTGACCCCGAGGACGGGATTGTGATTTCCATGTGGAAGGGGGCCGCTGGCCAGATGCCCATGAAGATTCCACCCATGGTTTACCTGATCGACGGCGACGAGATCAAGTACGGTCCTGTCGATGAGGCAGATGTGATTGAGAAGGATGTGGCCGAACTGATCCTGGCTGTTGTTGCCGGGTGGTACAAGGCCATGGACAGGTCAGTCGAGGCCTACGTGCCCGAGGTGGCCAACACCTTCACCAACCGCAGGAAGATCGCCCAGGGTAAGAAGCCCATGTACGAGTGGCGCACCGTGGTGATCGAGCCCAAGCAGGCCAAGGGGCCGTCACTGGGTGGCACCCACGCATCTCCCCGGCTTCATGATCGGCGCGGTCACCTGCGTAGGCTCAAGAGCGGCAAGAACGTCTGGGTCAAGGCCTGCAAGGTTGGCAAGGCTGAAATCGGAACCATTTTTCACGACTACCAAGTCAAGGAGACAGCATGAACGAGAGAGAAGACATCAACAAGGCTGTGGACTACATCTACACCCAGGGCAGGCAATTCGCCCAGGCTAAGGCTCACCGGGTGTACCTGGAGGAATACCGCAAGTCCCTCAAATCGATCCTGATGAAAAAGGCCATCGCCGATGGGGTGGCAAAGAGTTCAGCCGCCGCCGAGATGGAGGCCTATGCCGACGAGTCCTACATCCAGCTTTTGAAGGGCATACAGGAGGCCACAGAGCAGGAGGAAGCCCTGCGGTTCGGGTTGGTGTCGGCGCAGGCCCGTGTGGACGTCTGGCGATCCCTGGAGGCCTCCAACCGCACTATGGACAGGGTGACGATGTGAACGGCAAGCTGACCGCCCTGGAGCGCAAGTGGGTAGGCATGGTCAAGGAACAGCCCTGCTCGGTCTGCGCGGCCCCTGGACCCTCTGATGCCCACCACATCAAGCAGGGAAACCATTTCACCGTGGTGGCCCTGTGCAAGTCCTGCCACCAGGGGTCCAAGATGGGCTGGCACGGGGAGAAAAGGGCCTGGGCCATCGCCAAGATGGACGAACTCGACGCCCTGAACGTCACCCTCAAGAACGTCTTCGCCGAGGCCAATCAGTAGTCTGACTACTGCTTCATGTAATCCGATTACATGGACTAGGGAAAACCCCTAGACAAATAGGTGTTCGTTCATATTCTAACTTGGTGTTAGAATTCTAACCACTGCAACGTCGCAGGTTTATCTCAGGAGCCAATCATGACCGAAGTTCAAGCCACCATCCAAGCCCTCGCCACTGTCGAGTCCCTCACCAACGACATCGACACGCTGGCGGTGTTGGACAAGCAGGTCAAAGACCTGACCGCCAAAACCAAAGCCCTCAAGGATTCCATCGCCAACACCTATGGCGAAGGCAAGCACCGTGGTGAGAAGTACGGTGTTCGCGTGACCATCGAGAACCGCAAGGGTTCCATCGACATCGAGGCTCTGCTCAATCACTTCGGCATCACTGCCGAGCAAGCCGAGCAGTTCCGTGGCGAGTCCACCGCCGTCATCAAAGTCGCCGCCACCGCATAATTTAACGGGGCTTCGGCCCCTTTTAGGAGATTGCCATGAAACGAATAACGAAAACATACACCGTTTGGTACCAGATGGAAGGATGGGGGACTTTGTCTCAAAAGGTGGAAGCCATCGATATTCAAGACGCTATTAAAAAAGTAATTGAGCCAATCGTTCAAAAGCGTGGCGACGTTGAAATTTTTGTCGTCAAAGTTCAATAAGAAACAAATCAACGGCCCTTCGGGGCCTTGGAGAACACCATGCAATCCTTCACACAACAAATCTACATCCTGGGCGAACTCGATTTTGAGTACACCCTCCCCGAGGTGGACTATGAAATCGTCGTTGACTGGGAAGAGGACACCGATGGCATCGAGTGGACTGTTACCCTGGACATCAACGGCGAACAGCGCGACATCACGCATGAACTGAACAAGAGTGACTACAACTACATCTTTGACAGGGTGCAGGAGGCCGCAAATGACTAAAGCGCCACAAAAAGTTCGTTGGCTCAAGCCGGGGGATATGTTTATCCTGCTACGGACAGGCGAGATGTTTGAGTACATCTGTCGAGAAATCAAAACACCCTCAGGCATCAAACATTGGGTGCGTAGAGTGCTTGAGAAGGACCACACAACTTTGCATCATTCCTGTCATGTGCAGGTAATCATGGAGAAGGACACATGAGCAAACCGAGACATGATCAAGGCCCGGACTACGAGCGCGGGTTCGTGGATGGGATGCAAAACCAGATGCAGTCCAGCGTGGACAAGGCGGTCAACGCTATGGCACAGCGCACATGGGTTGGGCTGACGGATGAGGAAGTGGAGCAAGGACTGTTGCGTTCAGATTACGCATTACAGACTGCACACGCATGGCGTGCTGGGGTTGTTTTTGCAATTGCCAAACTCAAGGAGAAAAACTCTTGATCTCCATCTTCAAAACCTTGACCGACCAACTGATGGCTTGGTTGAAGGATGACCCCGTGCGGCCTGATGTGCCTGTTGCCATGCGGATCGGCAAGAATGCCGACATCTTTGCCCTCCAGGGTGAGGACCGGCCATCGGCCATCACCTGCGTGTCCTACCAGGACTTCGTGCCCAAGGCCGAATCCCAACTGTTTGCGCCCACGGAAACGCCCACTGTGGCCGTTTTCTACACGATCTGGTCCTACCGCAAGGGTGCAGGCCGGGAATTGATCCTGGGGGCTTTGGAGCAAATCAAGGCCACCCGGCCAGAGATCACCACCTTCGTGACCCTGTCGCCCAAGACTGACATGGCCAAACAATTTCACCTGAGAAACGGCGCAAGCGTGTATCGTGTGAACGAGAACACCGTCAACTACCAATACGAGGCACCATGAGCGAGAAAAAAGAACTGAGCCAACTGGCCAGACAAATCCTGGGTCAAAGCGGGACCGTCCAATTCTTCACCCAGCAAGAGTTCGACGCCGCCCTGACCGCCGCCAGGGCCGAGATCATGACGGTGGCGATTGAAACCACCAAGCAGGCCATCTTCATTGAGCGCTTGGCCTGCTCAGAATTCGTCCAGGCGCTTGCTGACGAGGAGGATGAGGGTGAGGTAGCCACCGCCCTCAAAAACGCCGCTGACGGCCTTCTGGGCCGCATTCCAACCCAACGGGAGGCCGTATGCTCGATGAAGAAGAGTTGACCCCACGCCAGATGATCACCCTTGTGCTGTACGCCGTGGCCCTGGTGGCCGTGTTTTTTGACGTTGTGTCCTGGAGGCCATGATGACTGAAGACGAAGAGATCAAGCAGATCATGGCGATTTGCAACCGCATGAGTCCCATCATCCAGCGGGCCTTGGACCGCATGCTCAAGGAGTATGGGGACACCGTGACCCTGTCGGTGGTGTGCAACCTTGCCGTGGGGATGGGTGCCCAGGCCATGCTGATCGCCAGGGCCAGGGGCGGGGACGAGGACCACATGCTCGACGTCATGCACAAGGAGACCCAGGAGCGGTTCAAGATCTTTCAGTCCGCTTTTGAGACTCAGTCCGTTTTGGAGAAGGCCATGTCCAACCCTTCCTGCTCCCCCACCAAACACTAGGGAAAACACCTACTTGATGGGTTCCTCTAACTTGGTGTTAGAATTCTAACCACTGCGATGTTGCAGGTTTATCAGGAGTTCCAAATGACCACAGACCAACACCTCACATGGTGCGCCGTATTCAACAGGGCGATCCGCTCGGGCGTCCTGCCCTACATCGCTGTTCGCATGGCCAACGAGGCCGCTTCCAAAGTCGCCTGAGGAGAACACCATGAGCCAGTTCTACTTTGTGTTCCCCACCTACGAAGAGGCCAAGGCGGCTCTTCCCCAGTTCAACAGCGATGAGAGCCAGCGCATGCGTGAGCAAGCCGCCGAATGGCGCAGGCGTGAGCAGGAGTCGTTCGACCGTTGCGACACCGATGGGTGCGTGACCCAGTGGTGCAACTCCATCAGCGCCAGGGACGCCGACCGCTCCGCTGAATTGGCCGACAACGGCAACCTGTCCGTGTTCAAGGTGCTGGTCGATTCCAGCACTGGCGAGGTGGTCGGCAACACCGTTCACATCTTCCAGAGCCGCTTCCACCATGGCAACGAGTACAAGTGGGCCGTGCGCCGTGCAGGCGCTGACAAAGCCCAGTGGGTCACCGACTACAAGCGCGAGTCTGGCTTCGCCGCCAAGGGCCTCACAGTGGCCTGGATGCTGGCTCCTGCGA